GATTCTATGAATGGAGTACGCAACGATGAACCCATTTGATTTTGTCACATCGATTAACTCGACAAAGAAAAACCTGATGAAGGGTACCGAGAACGATGCTCTAGCCGAAAAGACTTATAACGCCTGGATTACTAATAAAGCCCTTTCATACTTTGCAGACACCATTCATGCTGCAAACATGATGAACTGCAACCACCACCTCGACAACAAGCTTCAATATTCCTTTCTAATAAATATTGTGAGACCCAGCAGACGGTTCTCCAAGTGGGTGAAAAAAGAAAAGGATGAAGAACTTGAAGCTATCATGGAACACTTCGGATATAACCGACAGAAAGCCAAGACTGTCCTCGAGCTCCTCACACCTGATCAGATAAAAACAATAAAGAAAAAGCTTGATAAGGGTGGAAGAAAATGAGTTTAATCGATAGTTTAGTTGAGGTGAGACTGGGAGAAGAAGACGATTTCCTAAAGGTACGTGAAACGCTGACTCGTATTGGTGTTGCATCACGAAAGGACAGTACTCTTTATCAGTCATGCCATATCTTGCACAAGCAAGGCAAGTATTATATTGTACACTTCAAGGAACTGTTTGCTCTAGATGGCAAGCCTTCGAACTTCTCAGATGAAGACAAGGGCCGTAGAAATACGATCGTACAACTGCTTTCCGATTGGGGTTTGATCGCTGTTGTAGAATCAGAAAAGATCAAAGATCCTGTGACTCCATTGAGTCAGATTAAGATCCTTCCATTCAAGGAAAAGGATCAGTGGACTCTTGTGACTAAGTACAATATCGGTCGCAAAAAATAAGTGTACATAATATAATAGCCATGGTAGGGTGATCTTTCGGATAGAAAGGTACTCAATCATGGCTATTTTTTATGACTCTGGCAACGCGAAGAACTCTGACTTCAATCCTTCTCTTTTCAAACGTTTGAACCCTAGCTCGCAATGGGCCAACCACTCGTATAACCATATCGTCCTTACACACATCGCAAAGGCCTCGACTGACTTTAACGAGCGGCAACAGGCTCGAAAAGAGATTGAGATCGCCGAACGAAAGATGAAGTTCTGGGAACGATTCGGCGGCTTTGACAAACAAGAAGCTCTCTGGTATCGCAAAAAGTACTACCAATTCTAATCAAAAAAAAATGCGCTCGGATAACTTCTGGGCGCATTTTTGTGTGTACAATATTTCAAAAACAAATTATACTGAGTATATGATGATGAAAGAAACAAATATGATCACGAATCTCTCTGGTGGTGCTTTCGAAATCCGTACTGGTCGGGTTTGGTCGGCAGGTCTTAGCCCGTATCGCGATAAGAACCTGAACATCCGCTGGGAAAAGTGTGGTCCCTGTCACGGTCGTTGGTTCTTTGAGATCGATGGAGTCCAGTACTCTGCCAAGAAGATCTCTCCCCGCCTCGAAGGTATTCAAATGCATAGCTAAAATAGTTGTGTACATTAATTCCATCTTATAGTATATAATGAATATATCAGTTGAAGGAAACATCATGTCAAACGTTGAAACCACTGCGCTCGAGACTTTCTTTCCGGCCCCTCTCGGACACGATGCGGTTGTCTATTGGGTTCCGATCGCAATGCGCGAACGCGTTCTGGCCGCCTATCGCGCTGCTGGAATTCCGGTCCGCATTCGTTTTCGTGGGCCGCGTACCGCCTCTGTCGGTCGTCTGATGCCGCGGATTCCTGCTTCGGCTGGTTTTTATCGTCGTACTCGCAATCAGGCCAACCAGGATTGTCTTCTGGCTGATGCTACTCATTTCTCTGTCTATCGTCGAGGTTAAATTATGTCACATAAACCGCCATCGCAAAAAGTATTTCCTTTTCTGCCAATTCTGGCTTTGATCTTCATTACTCTGAAGCTCACTGGCTACATTACGTGGTCTTGGCTCTGGGTATTGTCGCCACTTTGGCTTCCTATTGCAATTGTGATTTGGCTTTTTATTGTGGCATTTATTGGAATGATTATTGCGGATCTTCTTAGTCGCAAGTGATATATAGAATACTACGGAGGTGATCATGGAAGTCGAAGTATACTCGTTCCCTACTATGGAAAATCCTAAGGCTGTAGAAGTTACGTACTGTGAACTTTTGAATGCTCAACGCCGTGGTGAGTTTATTCCGGTTGAAGTTCTTGACTGGATGGATACTGCAAACACTTGGCTTATCGAATCGAGGACGTGTCTCACATGATGAAGGAAGCAAAAGGCGGCGCATTTGCCACTGCCGATATGGAAATTCTCAAGCGGGCTCTGCACGCCTATAAGGATGTGCTTATTAGTCAAGGAGAAGATAATAATCGAGGCGTCACCGAGTTGACCAAGGTTGCTAACCTCCTGCACCGGATCGGCCGCATCGCTTGAGTTCATGCGCCCGTAGCTCATCTGGATAGAGCGCGAGACTTCTAATCTTGAGGCAGTAGGTTCGAGTCCTACCGGGCGCGCCATTTTACTCCTGTAGCTCAATGGTCAGAGCCGGCCGCTCATAACGGCTGGGTTGGGGGTTCGAGTCCCTCCGGGAGTACCATGCGTCGGTGGCGGAGTGGTCCATCGCACAGGATTGCAAATCCTGAAAACCGTGGGTTCGAATCCCACCCGGCGCTCCATTTCTGAGTAAGTACAATGATTGAAGAAGCAAAGCAAGCAATTCTAGATTCAAGTAAGGAATCGTCAGTCTATATCGGCTGTGACTCGATTCGTTTTCGTAAGAACAAGATGTGGTATGCGAAGTATTCCACTGTCATCATTGTTCATATGGACTCGAAGCGCGGTTGCAGGTTGTTCCATAGTTCTGTTGATATGCCTGACTATGGTAACCTGAAGCAGCGCCTGCTGACTGAGGTCCAGATGGCCGTGTCGACTGCTACGGAAGTGATTGATGTACTTGGTGATCGCCACATGGAGATCCACCTTGATATCAATCCGAATCCGAAGCACAAGTCGTCTGTGGCTGTGAAGGAAGCGCTCGGCTGGGTAAAAGGATCTCTGGGTCTTGATGCTAAGATTAAGCCTTCGTCATTCGCAGCTACTCACGCAGCTGACCACGCGGTTCGACACTTGAACTAAAAATAAAGATGTACATTTTTAGTGAAGTGTTATAAATATTGGTTCAATGGTCTGGTAGCTCAGTTGGTTAGAGCACTCGCCTGTCACGCGAGAGGTCGAGGGTTCAAGTCCCTTCCAGATCGCCAACGTTGAGGAGTTTGTTATGGTTTGGTTTATTGTGGGTGTTATTTTGCTGGTACTTAATCTAGGTATTGGCATTGATGATGTGCAGAAAGGTCGTTCGACCGGTCGTGCTGCGTTTACGTGGTTCGTCGTTGGTTTTATGACTTGGAATGTTCTATATCAACTTCCCGATTTGCTGTAATTAAATTTATGTCGGTGTAGTGTCAACGGCTAGCACGGCGGTCTCCAAAACCGCAAGTCCAGGTTCGAATCCTGGCACCCTCGCCAACTTGTTCTTTGACATTGTTAGAAACTCTTTATAGCTTCATGGCTTATCGAGGGGCTGGTAAAGCCTAATAGAATACATATAAGACGGTGAACTTGACCGAAACTGTATGTGCTATATTAGGTACTAAGGTTGTAGCCCGATACGAATCCGAGATTATAAGGCAGAGGGAGAAGTCCCCGCGCCAAAGAATCAGAGATCTCGTACCGCCTTAGTGGTAAGTTTGCCAGTCACGCGGTAAGCCATGAAGTACGTGCGTTTATAGCTCAGCTGGGAGAGCACACCCCTGATAAGGGTGAGGTCACAGGTTCGATCCCTGTTAAACGCACCAAATTTGGAAGCGTGCCAGAGTCTGGTTTAATGGAACGGTCTTGAAAACCGTCGCACCTGCGAAGGTGCCGTGGGTTCGAATCCCACCGCTTCCTCCATTTTTTATGTGGTACGTGTCCCGTTTAAATTGCCAGCCAATGCTTCATTGTTCGTCAATGGCCCATACTTGCGCTGCAGCCACTTTGGCCCCATAGTTTACGTTGGCTAGAATCCAGCTCTTTCACAGCTGAGGACCGGGATCGACACCCGGTGGGGTCACCAGTTTCAAGGAACGTGGGCAGGAC